TTCTTTCTAATAAATGTTGTTTTACTACTAAACCTGTAGAGGCTTCAACTCTAGCAGGAATAAAATCTTTAAGTAATTTAAATAAAGAATTATCAAAATATTTAATTAATCTTGTATAATCTTTTAAATTATAATTGTGTGTATACTTTTCAAAAAAATTATTTCTAAATCTTTCTAAATCAGGATATTGATTAGAACCTGTAGTGGATAATAAAGAAGGATTACCTAAAAATTCTCCTATATTAAAAAATCCTAGCTGGTTTATAATATCATCATTAATCTCATTTTGAGGAGAAAATGCAATTTCTAAAGTAGTTAAATCTCTAGTATATGTTTGATCTTGGGGTGGGTCTTGTTCTATTTTAATTAAGGGTGATAAAGTATCTCCTGATGCTGTAGATTGGGTATCTATTCTAATCTTATCGTTAATTCTATTTTTAACCCCAGATACTACCTGATCAAAGAAAATATATTCTTCATTTGTGGAAAAAGTATAAGAACCACTTATGTTATAAGAATTCCCACTATCGAATGAAGAAGTAGGCGTATAAGATCCTGTAGATGAAGGGTGAACTGAAGTTCTGGATTGATTCCCTGTTCCAGAATTATCTAAAACTGCCCCTAATGGAGCTCTAAAAAATAATGAGTTGAATGAAGAATCAGATCCTTCTAAAGAATTACCTTCTATTGATAAAGGATTCATTGTGTAATCCTCAAATGATTGAGTATTTAAGGCTACACTATAATATCTAACTTCTTGGAATGAACCTGTAAAGGGTTGGTAAGTTTTACCTCCATAAGTATAAGAACTACTATAGGGCAATTGTAATGTTCCTTCATCTTCCCAAGCTGTACTTCCTGTACACGAGGAAGATTGATAAAATCCTATTTGAGAACCATCATTACCTGTGTAAAGTTTATTGGCAGCATATAAATCATACACATAATCACTACCCTCTAAAGTTTCTGTAACCATTAAAGATACCCAAGTATCATTAAATACAGGCATATATACACTAGCAGAAACATCATTAGTTTCATTTATATACTTGATAGTAGCAAATGTGTTTTCAGGATCTACTACTGAACCTGAATACGAACCTGAATCAAATAGTGAGCCAGTGTATTCAATAACTACAGCAAAATCAGTTGAATTCTCGGTTATAGCTAATGATTGGCTATATCCTGTGACTGTAGCTAAATTAGGTGCTTTAAAACGAAATTCTACGGTTTTAGGGAATACTTCTGCATTTGAAGAAGATTGCCAAGGAATTTCTACCCAACCCCCAGAACCGGAAGGAGTAAAAGCATAATTAGCTTTGTTATACCAATAATCCCAATCATTTGAGTTATCTCTATCTTTACCTCCAAATTCAGATATTCTTAAAACAGTATTAGGAACACCATAACAGTTAATAATAGTTCTTAAAGCATCTACTGTACCTTTTTTCTTTAAAATAGTAGGTAAATTATGATATAATCTACTATAAATTTCTTCGTTTACTTCTGTTAAAGGAATTATGTCAGAAGAAGCAGTTACATAGTTAGTAATTAATTCTGATCCTGTAGGGGGTAATTTATTACCATTAGATCCTATACCTAAAAAAGCATTATATAAATCTTGATTACTAAAATTATTTTGGTAAATTTTAATACCAAAATCCCTTAATATATCCGCAATTAAATCTCTAGATGCCCCGTAATTAATTCTATTGTCTCTATTATATTTGTTACTAACATCTTTAATACAAGTCCAAATAGTATCAAAATGTTGACCTACCATTTCTACAAACAACTCATAATTAGAATTATTTGAATCCTCTCTAATAAATTCGGGTATAGTATATACTAAATTGTTAACATTTTCTCTATCATAATCAGAACCACTTGTTAAATTTTCTGTTAACCAAGCTAATGCTTGAGGAGTAGATGTGCCATATAAAGTATAAGGTTTAGTAGAAGTAGATTTTGGGTAAGCTTGACTACTAGATTCAAAGTACATATAACGTTCAAACCCATCAAACTTTTCTATAACCTCATGAATTAAATTTTGGTAAATAGCAGAACTTGCAGAAATAGGGGTGGTAAAAGTTGCAGTTGTTAAACTACTACTTGCTTCATAATTTTCTATTAATTGTAACTTATAATAAAAATTTTCTATACGAGTTTCAACTGAGGAAAAATATGCAAATTCAGAATAATTTGTATAATCAATATTAGGTTCAATTCCTTTTTCATTTAGGATGTTACTTAATTGGTTATATAAACTAGCACTTGGTGAAGTTGTTAATTGAGATAAATTTAAAAAATCAGATGGATTGTTTACTTCATCTTGGATTTTTAAATTAAAATTAGGTCCTCGTAATAAAGGATTTGTTTGTGTAAAAACTGTATCATCTCGTAATTCTATCTGGTATGCTACAGAATCAGCTACTTTATCTACTACCCATAATTTATTTTTTATATCAAATTCCGCAGGTAAAGGTTCGTACAGTTTAATAAAAATTCCAATATTATTGGAATCTGAATTGTCAATTAAAGCATTATTAGCTATAACTAATTTATTATCACCAAAATTTAAAAAGAAATCTTTATAATAATCAGCAGTAGATAAAACTTGTTTTAAAGCATTATAACCCGCGGAAATTTGAGGCCCTGTTAATTGGTTAGTGTTAATTTTTAATTCAGTTCTGTCTGAGGATATTTGAGAAATATAATAGTTTATATCAATACTTGAAGAAAGTAAAGGGTTATAAAAATTATATAAAGTATTAAATGTACCTTCTGTAAATCCTATATCTTGAATATCCTCATCAGGGTTGATTAATAAACCTTCCTTTGTGCTTAAATAATTTTGAAGATCAAGATCAGATTCAATAACATCTCCATTAAGATTATAAACATAATATTCTATATAATCTTTATTATCTGACCAGGTTGAGGTAAAGATAGAACTTGAGATTAATGTAGTGTCATCTGCAGAATAATCTTGATATTCTAATGTAACCGGATCTAATGATGTGATGTTTTGTACTATAGCCATATGGTTCTAAATATTAGCTTTTTAAAATTTATTAACCTAAGTTTTCAGTAGCAGCATTGATTTGAACCTCAGCTAATTCTTGTTGTTTTGCAACAAGTGTTTCTATTAACTCCGTTAATTCTAAAAATAATTCACTTATAGTGTTATTAATAGCTTCTTCATAAACATAATTTCCACTTCTTTGAATTAAATACTGTTTAGAATTAAATTCACCTTCATCAGGTATGGAAGATAATAATCTTTTATAGTCTTTAAAAAAATCATAAATAGTATAACCTGGGTCAATTGGGTCAGCCACAGGAGATACCCCAAATTCAGAAAATTTAGTATCAATGGTTTTTACATATTGATCCCTGTTAAAAACTTGATCATTTAATTGAATTTTCTCGGCCATAATTTTTTATCCTTGGGTTTGGTAATCACTATTATTGTTTTGATTCAAATTAGTCTTCAGCTGCATCTGGGTTTAATTCTACAAATTCAGGGTCTGAAATTTCTAGGATTTGTAAATTTATACTTAGTATTTCTTCTCTAATATCATTAATTTGTTGCAATAAATCCTGGATTGTGGGGTCATCTACGGGATTAAAATTTCTAGCTATTAGGGCATGAGACCCAGAAGGTAAAACTGATAAATTAGTACTACCAGATCGGGGTATATCAAAAAATAAAGTATTGTACTTATCAAAAAATTCAGGGATAGTTAGTGAAGAGGTAACAGGAAGAATTGATAAAGAACTAGTTAATTGAGAAAAAGTCGTATCAATATTTTGTTTATATTGATTTTTTTCAAAAACACTAGCCTTTAATTTTATATTTTTTTCCATTTTTAATATTGGTTACCATAGCTACCAAAATTTGATCCTTCTCTATTTACTTTAAAATACATACCATCATCTACAATTAATTGGTTTCCTCCTAAACTACATGATATTAAAACTTTATAATATCTTTCGGGTTCTAAACCATTCATGTAAATATCAAAATAACTAGATTCAGAATCAGCACTTACTTTAGTATAAGTAGAATCAAAATTAATAACATATTCATTAGTATCCAAGTCTTTTAAAGCAAAAGAAGCAGAAGTTGGGAGGTAGTAATTAGTGGAATTTAAAGAAGCTGTTTGGTATACTCTTGCTGGGTATTTAGGTCTAGAAAATATTCTAAATCTATTTACAGAATTTTCATTGAATACCCCTGGGTTTTCTTGTAAAGAAAAATATGCTTGGGAAGATGTAATTGTTGTAATTGATGAAGATCCTGTATTAAAACTAGAATCATCCCATCTAAATTCTAAATGAGGGGGATATATAGTATGGGTATCTCTAGAAAAATATTTTAATTCTACTTGATATTCACTATTATTAACAAATTCATCACTATCAGGTTGTTTTAAAATAAACCCATAGTTAGATAAACTCCCACTATACCATTCCTTAACAGCAGAAGATACATTTAAGTTTAAATCTTTACTTTGATATAAAGAAAAATCCTGGGAAGCTGAAATAATTGGATTAAAGCTACTCCCGGTTACATACCATAAACCACCACCAATAGGTGCACCATATGTTGTATTATATGAAGCTGTTGTATTAGGATCAAAAATACCTGTTGTCCAAACTGTACTTCCTGAATAATCAGAAAATCTCCAACTAGCACCATCTTCTGTTAATGGATTATCTAAATATTTTCCTGTTCCATTTTGGAATTCTTTAGCTAAAGGGTGAACTACAATCGAAGAACTTAAAGTTAAACCCGTTACAGTTGAAACTAAACAATTTAAATAAGTATCAAAATTTGAACCTGATATCTTATTATCTATAATATTATTTATTTCTGACTGATCAAATTGGATTAAAAATCTACTTACTTGGGGGTTTATAGTATTATTGGCCCCAAATGTTGTAGTTGTAGCTTCAAGGATTTCATCTAATCCTGTATTCATTGAAGGAAATAAGGAATATATAGTTGTATCTTTACTTGGAAATAATTTATATACAGCCATCTTTTATTTATAAATATTAAAATGATACAACTTTGCCTGAGATGTCAGTGGTAGGATATTTAACTTCAAAAATCATAGGGTCTAAAGAAGGATATACAATTCTTGAAGAAGTTGCTCCTAATATATCATATCCAAATCTTGAGTAACCTAGATTTTCACCTGCCTTATTTATTATTTCTATATTATCAACAGTTTGAACTCCTTCTACTCTATCTAATAATACATTTAATTCTTTTAAAATTATAGGTTGATTAATTTGCCATTTATCAATGTTAAAATATTCTATTAAAGAGTTAATACAATTTAAAATTACTTCACTACTATTATAATTAGGTAAAACTATAATTTCAAAATTAACACCTATATTAACAATAAAAGCTTCTTTAATATTAACTACATCTCCTATCATCCTATGCTCAGATAAATAAGTTCTAAGATTTTGTTTTAATGTTAATGAAGGGGTTGCTAATTTTTTATTTTGATCATAAGTTAAAACATATAAATCTAAAATTGGAGTATTTTCAGCATTAGGTGAATCTTTTAAAGAAACAGGAGTAATATGTGCTTTTGCAATAGATCCATAATTAGAAGGCATACTTAAAGCTCTAACTAAATAATCATCAGCTGTTACTGTTCTTTGTTGGGTAGCGAATTGAGATAGAGCGTTTTGTCTTATTTCATCTATTGTATCACCATCTCCACCACCACTAGAGGCTGTAGGGTTAGTTACAGCTACAGAATTAAATATAGTTTGTGCAGTTGTCGCATCTAAATTACTATTTAAAAATTCTATGTTAGCTGTTAAAGTAGTTAAATCATTAGAAGGTACATTAGCTTCTACCCCCCCACCTGTTAGGTATCTAATAGTTAAGGTTGTATTTGAAGGGGCAATGCCATAAGTATTAGTAAATATAAAATTAGTAGGTGAAAATGCCGTTTTTAATTTTACTTTCTCATAAGGTAACCCTATACCAACATTATCAGGGTTTGGAATAATACTTTCATCATCATCTGTTGTTTTACCTGCACCAAATTGAATTTGCATTGACCCTGAGTCAATAAATTTAGTTGCAAATCTTCTTTGAACTTTTTTTAACCTCAAAAGATAAGGAACATCACCTGAGTCTGCTGTGAAATTAGGATCAAAAGCATTTGAATTTTTTACAGTATCTAAAACTGTTTCTTGACCTAAAGTCTCTACCTCACTCCATTCATTACCATCAGAATCAAAGCAATCTAAAACTTCTATAATATTAGAATCATTAATAGTAGTTGTAAAAAATGATTGAGGGGCACCTACGGAAACTGTTGTAGTATTAATAGTTGCTGAAATAGATTTTCTTGATTTTTTTAATAAAAAGAAAGTTGGATCACCACTTCCATCAACTGAATAGACAGTTACTTCTGTTGGATCCATAGACCCGGATGATGCAAAATTTAAATCATCTTGAACTAAGAATGAAACTGAACTATTACTTGTAGATTTTATTGAAGCGTTTTGGTTTACAAATAAAGCATAAGAATAATCAGGAACATAATTTCCAGAACCACTTTCTATAGCTGGTACTTGCTGGTAAAAATCCATAGTAGTAGATGCAACTCCTGTTACTCTAGGTTTATAACTAAACATATAAGCTAACTCAAATAAATTATTTTCTTGACGAGCAAATTGTAAAAAAGTTTCTTGTAATTGATTATCTAAATAAAATGAAAGAACATCACCTACATAAGCTGCCATTTCCATAAACATCATACCTGGGGAAGCAGGGGAAAAATCATTATATGTTGTTGGGAAATATGTTCTGGAATAATCAATTAGACTTTGCTTTAAAGCACCAAAATCTTTGTTTATATATTTTATGTCTCTGCTTTTAGCCATTAGTTAAAAAGTATTTCTAAAGAGTCTGTTGTGTTAGTATTTGCTACATTGTAAACCATTTTCACTGTAACTTGTTGTTCTTGAGTTCCTTGACCTTGAAAAACAGATAATTCTTTAACTATAACATTAGGAAAATATTGAGAAACTTGAGATTGAATATCTTGTTTTAAAAAATCCAAATTTCCATCTGTTATTTGTGTAAAAATAAATCTACGTAAATCACCCCCAAATGAAGGGTTTAAATATCTTTCACCTTTATTAGTTAAAAAGAAATTAATTAAATTAGATTTAATAGCATCTTTTGTAGTATAAGTAGTTTTAAAAGCTGTAGGTGAAGAAAAAGGTAAAGATA